TTTTTTTTTTTTTTTTAATGATACGGCGACCACCGAGATCTACACAGAGTAGATCGTCGGCAGCGTCAGATGTGTATAAGAGACAGCCCAGGCAGCGGTCCAGGCCATGATCCTCGCCCTTTCCACGCAGAAGGACGAATTTAACCAGCCCATTATTGTGCGGCCCGGTAAAATCATTGTCCCCGCCGGTTTGGACTTTGATATTTACACCATTTTCAACAGCCCCACCATCCACACCGAGGGCAACACCCAGGCGGTCAACCCCTTGTATCAGTACAGGGACCTTCAGATTATCGCGGACCCGACCATTAACACCCTTGCCGGGGGCTTTGGGAACGTCATGCCCTGGTTTATGACCGCCAACACCTCCGACAGCAGCTTTATTGAGGTTGACTACCTCAACGGCCAGGAGGTACCCACCATCCGCCGGATGGAGACGCCCGGGCAGCTTGGCTTTGTTTGGGACATCTACCTTGACTGGGGCATCAACGTGATGGACTACCGGGGAGCCATCAAGAACCCCGGCGTCCAGATCAACAGCCCCCTGTAATATGAGGAAAGGAGACAAAGCACCATGACGAAAGCGGAATACCTCCAGAGAGGCGAAAGCCTCGACTACACCAACGCCACAGAGGACACCATCCCCGACGGGGCGCTGGTCACTATTGGGAGTCGTGTCGGCGTGACCGGCTGCCCCATCCCCCCCGGCAGGACCGGGAGCCTCCACGTGGTCGGCGTTTTCGAGATTAAAAAGACCGGCACCGCCGCCATTGAGATGGGACAGACCGTCTATTTTGACGGTACCGGCATCACGGACGCCGCCGACAACGGCAAGACCGACAGCACCAAAGAAACCTATACCGCCGCCGGTTACGCCGCCGCCCCCGCCGCCGCCGGGGACACCGCTATCCTGGTCCAGATCAATGGCTGATAAACTGGTCGCCCTTGACCACATCAAGGTCGGTTTCCGGGAGTACGGCCCAGGGGACACCCTCCCCTCGGGCCACCCGGACGCCGCCGCCTGGGTAGAGAGTGGAGCCGCCACCTGGAGGCCGGAAGACTACCAGCCCCCGGCGTGGGTAAGGGCAAAGAGGGCAGCAGCTACCCCCGGCCTCCCCGGTACCGCAGTAGGCGGGGAGGCTACCGGGGAGGATTTGGTGGGCCGGGTACCCATGACGGAGCAAAGGAGGCGTTACCCGTGGGCTTGAGCTTTAAGGAAATTCTACAACAGGATGTAAAGGCCGTATTCCTCAACCCTTTGGAATTTGGGGAAACGCACCTTGTCAACGGTAAGCCTATGACCATCGTCTCGGACGACATTGAGAACATAGAGCGGGAAAAGAAAATGAAATCCAGCATGGACGGCATTTATACCCGGCAAGTGTTCTTTTACGTTGCCTCCGCCGATTTTGGCTCCTTCCCAAAGCAGGGCGGCATTATTGACCTTGACGGCCAGAAATACACCGTTGTGGACGCCACCGACGAATGCGGCATTTACGCCATAACGATGGAGGCCAACAAGAGCCACGGGGGCCGCAAGGCATGAGGCAGAAGGTGGACACCGACCGTGGCCTGTTGGTGATTGAGTACGACGGCGCACTCGTTGACGCCGTAGGCCACGCCCTGGGCGACCTCAAAAGCCAGCGTTTCAAGGTCCTTAAAAACGCCGTCAACGCCACCGCAAAACAGGCGCAAAAGGACCTTGTGGAGAGGGCGCAAGCGGAATATACCGCAAAGAAAGGTCCACTCAAAAAGGCAACCACCATCAAAAAAGGGACCGATTCAAAGCCGGAGGCCACCATAACCATAAAGGGGGCCACGCTTGAGCTGCGGGAGTTTAAGACCTCCGCACCAAAGAGCGGGGCAAAGGCCAAAATCCTAAACAGCAGCACCCTAAAGCTCATTCAGTCGCAAAAGGGCGGAAGGGCGAAAGCCTTTCTCGCCACCTTTGAGAGCGGCCACACGGCCATCGTGCAGCGGCAGGAAGGAGAAACATACCGGCGGGACGGCGCAAAGCGGCAAGCAAAGTATGGCCGTCATATTGATATGACCCGCCTAAAAAAGCTCCTTTCCATTTCTTTCCCAAAAATGGTCGGAGGCTCGGCGGTTTTGGGAGAGTTAGGCCCCAGCATTTACGACACCCTGCTGGAGAACGTGAACAAGGAAATTAGGAGGGTGATGCGGACATGAATACAAGGGAACTACACATCGCCCTCCTGGATGATCTTGAGGTCCTTTTTAAGGACCGGCCTTTTAAGACCCCGCACGAAACGATGGAGACACCCAAAACCTACCCGCAGGATTTGCCGCCGCATGACGCCCAGAGCGAGGAAGACCCTTTTCCTTACATCATAGTGCGGCTTGACCAGGGCGGCGTGGACACCCCGACGGACCCCCACAGGGCAAGGGTTATTTTGGTGATCGGCATCTATGACGACGGCCTCCTTGACTTTAGGGAGCCGCCTCCGGAGGACGGGGAGTGGGACAACCGCAACTTTGGGACGATGGCCGTCCTGGAAGTGATTGAGCGTATACAAGAGCATTACGAAAAGCAGCCATCCCTATGCGGCGGGAAATTCTGCTTTGACGGCCCCTTTCATTGGGCTTTGCAGGATGAAAACAGTTTTCCCTATTACATCGGAGCTTGTGACCTCACCTTTACCCTTGCGGCACCCCGCAAAGAAAGGAGCAAATTTACATGAGCAAGACCCAAAAGACCATGTATGTCGGCCCCACCCTTGAGGCCATCGCCGCCCGAAACACGGTCTTTGAGAAATTGCCGGATGCGCTGGAGGCGGCGATCAAAAAGCGGCCTTACCTTTCCGGGCTTTGCGTCCCCATTCCCAGCCTCGCAAAGGCCCTCCAGCAGATCGACCGGCAGCAGGGCAGCATTTACACCCTATATAGCAAGGCGGAATCCGAGAAAGCCGCCATTGAGAAAGGAGAGTAAAAACGATGGCATTTCAGCATGGCGTCCGAGTATCGGAACAGCCCACCAGCCTGATCGCCCCCGTTTTGGGTACCGCAGGGCTGCAGGTCGTTTTCGGTACCGCCCCCGTCAATCTGGCAGACGACCCCTATAGCGTGACCAACACGCCGGTCATTGCCTACTCCTGGCCCGAGGCCGTGAAAAAGCTCGGCTATTCGGCGGACTACGCAAAGTATACCCTTTGCCAGTCCATGTATGCCAGTTTCCAGCTTATCGGCGTTGCCCCGGTCGTTTTCGTAAACGTTCTGGACCCCAAGAAGCACAAGAAAGCCATTGAGGCCCAGACCGTCACCGTTGAGGATATGGAGGCCCTTGTCCCCGTGACCGGCCTCCTGTTGGATACCGTAAAGGTTTCCGTCCCCGCCGGAGACAGCGGCACCGCCGCCCTGCTGGCAAAGGATACCGATTACCTCTTGAGCTTTGACGACGACGGCCAGGTGCTTATTACCTTGACCGCCGCCGGAGCCGGGGCAGCGGCTACCACCCTCTCCGTTGAGGGTACCGCCATTGACCCGGACGCCGTAAAGGCCAGCGACGTGATCGGCGTGAGCGCAACCGGCGGGGAAAAGGGCTTTGAGGTTTTGCGCCAGGTCTACCCAAAGCTGGGCATGACCCCCGGCCTTATCCTTGCCCCCGGTTGGAGCCACATCCCGGACGTCGGCATTGTTATGGCCGCAAAGACCGAGGAAATCAACGGCTATTTCCGCTGCGAGGGCTTTGTTGACATTGACAGCACCGCCGACGGCTGCACCGAGTACGACAAGGTCAAGGTCGCAAAGGAGTCCGCCGGATGTACCAACAAGCACATTATGGCCCTTTGGCCTTGCATTGCCGTCGGTTCCAGTTGGTTCTGGTATAGCGCAATCATGGGGGCCTTGACCGCCTACGTTGACGCCAACAACGACGACGTCCCCAACCTCTCCCCCTCCAATAAGCTGATCGGCGTTACCGGCACCGTTCTGGCGGACGGAGAGACGGAGGTCGTGCTTGACCAGCTCCAGGGGAACGCCGTCAACAGTTTCGGAGTAACCACGGCGATCAACGTCAACGGCTGGCGCACCTGGGGCAACCGCTCCGCTTGCTACCCGGCCAACACCGACCCGAAAGATATGTGGTTTTGTTGCCGCCGGTTTTTCAGTTGGTGGGGCAATTCGTTCATCCTTACCTACTTCCAGAAGGTTGACGATCCGGCAAACGTTCGCCTCATTGAGACGATTGTTGACACGGAGAACATCCGGGGCGGTGCCTACGTTTCCGCCGGGAAGTGCGCCAGGGCGGAGATCAAGTTTAACATGGATGAAAACCCGGTTACAAACCTGATTAACGGCAAGCTCCAGTTTCACCAGTACCTCACCCCGTACCCCCCGGCGGAGGACATTCACAATATTCTGGAGTTTGACCCCTATGCGCTTGAGAGCGCACTGGCGGCAGCGGCAGACTAAGAAGGGAGGAAGTAACCAATGGCAATCGCAGGAATCCCCGAAGTCATTAACGACTTTAACCTTTACCTTTCCGGCAATAAGTTGGGCGGCATGACCGGCGAGGTTGCCCTCCCGGATTTTGAGGCCATGACCTCCACTACGTCCGGCAACGGTATCCTGGGCGAGTATGAGGCCATTGTCCTCGGTCACTACGGCAGCATGGAGCAAGAGGTGCCTTTCCGTTGCATCAACGAGGACTATTTCAAGATGGTCAGCCCCAGTAAGGCCGTCGAGCTTACCCTCCGGGGAGCCATCCAGCAGTCCGAAAAGGACACGCAGAACGAGAACGAGGTCGGTATGCGGGTAGTTTTCCGGGGCCGTTGCAAGAAAATTGTTATCGGCACCGTGAAGCAGCGGGAGCAGATGGGCAGCTCTATCACCCTTGAATTGACCTATATCCTCGTTGAGATGGACGGCAAAGAGAGGGTATGCCTTGACAAGCTCAACAACATTTTCCGGGTGAACGGCGTCGACCAGCTCGCCAAAATCCGGGCCTTGACTTAAAAGAGGGAGGAAAAGCAAATGAACAGCACCGACACCGAGAAGAAGATCACCACCACCGCCACCGCCGCCACCGAGGCGGACGCTCCCCAGGACCCCGAGGGCCTGGTCCGTTTCAGCAAGCCCTACCATTTCGAGGGGCAGGATTACACCGAGATCGACTTGAGCGACCTGGAGAACCTTTCCGCCAGGGACATGATCGCCGCCGAGAAGTACCTGGCCAAGAGCGGCACCATTTCCCCCATCCCGGAAATGACGATGGAATACATCGGCTTTATTTGCAACCGGGCCACCGGCCTCCCCATTGAGTTTTTCAAGAGCCTCCCCCCGAAAGACGCCATCAAGGTCAAGAACAAGGTGACAAGTTTTTTCTACGGCGAGGATTAAAGGCGGGCGACGGCGACCGGCTCCGGGAAATTTGCGTGAATATGGCCTTGACCATGCACTCCGACTATTGCAAGTTTCTTGAGATGCCCGTCTTTGAGTTGGTAAGGACGGTGAAAACGGCACTAAAGGCGGTGGAGAAAATTGGCAAGCGCAAGCACAAGTAAAGAGTACAAGCTGGCCATTAAGATCGCCGGGGCCGTTTCCTCCTCCTTTGACAGCGCAATAGGCGAGGCGGGGCAGAAGATCAGCAACCTCGGCAGCATCGCCCAGGCGGCAGCAGCTACAGCCGCCGCCGCCTGGGGGGCCTTAAAACTCGGAGAATTTATCAGCGATGTCATAACGGTCGGCTCTGAATATGAAACAGCATTTGCAAAGGTCAAGACCATTATGGACGAAGCGGCTGTGTCATACGATGACATGTCCTCGGCAATCATGTCCCTGTCCAATGAAACAGGAGTTGCAGCAGAAGATATTGCGGATAGCGTATATAACGCAATTTCCGCCACCGGAGACACGGCAAACGCCGTTTCCCTTGTGGAACAAGCCACAAAACTGGCTGCGGCTGGTTTTGCGGAAGAAGGGGACGCATTATCCGTCCTAACCACGATCACGAATGCCTACGGTTTGAGTGCGGACGAAATAGAGAAGATTTCAGACAGTTTGATTGTGACTCAAAACAGGGGCGTCACTACGGTCGGAGCATTGGCTGGTTCTATGGGCAAGGCCATAGCCACGGCGTCTGCCTATTCCGTGAATGCCGCCAATTTGGAGGCATCCTATATCAGCCTGACAAAGGCCGGTATTTCCACAGAGGAAAGTACTACATACCTATCCAGTATGCTAAAAGAGTTGGGCAGTTCCAGCACAAAGGTCGCCAAAATCATTAAGAGCGAAACGGGAAAAAGTTTCGGCCAGATGATGAACGAAGGTGCGTCCCTCGCCGACGTTTTCGACATTCTTGTTAAGTCCACAAACGGAGACAGCGAAGCCCTCATTAATCTTTGGAGTTCGGCGGAGGCCGGGAAAGCGGCTAACGCCATTGCATCGCAGGGGCTGGATTATTTCCGTGAAAGTTTGGGCGCCCTGAACGAAAGTTTAGGCACAACAGATGAAGCATACGGGACAATGGCCCAGACCTTCCAGCACCAATCACAGAAGATAGTTGAGAACATAAACAATATAAAAATTGAAGCATTTAAGAGCGTGAAAGAGCCGCTTGCCCGGATATTGGCACAAATCAACAGTGCGATGCCAACAATACAAGGGGCGATTTCTGGAGCGGCGGAGGGCGTCGGCAATTTCGTTGCATCTGCCCTTGATTACGCAACACCAAAAATCACGGCCTTTAAGGACCGGGCCGTTGAGCTTTTCGGCATGGCCTCCGAGGGAATCAGCAAGGTTATCAGCGAACATAGCTCCACTTTCGACAAATTAGGGGAGTTAGGCTCCCGCATTGGTGCCATTTTTGCGGACATCAAGGAAAAGGCGCAGCCGGTACTTGATTACATTTTCAGCACAGGAATCACGAACGTTGTAGACGGTCTCCTAAATGTTGCGGACAGGTTGGCAGACCTGGGCCTTTTCCTTACTGAACACAAGGAGTTAGTTATTGCCGCAATAGCCGCCTACGCAGGATTTAAGACCGTTACCGCTCTCTCTGATTTGGGAAGCAAGATTGCCACCGCAGGCGAAAAGCTTTCAAAATTTGAGCAGATTACCCGTGGTGCCAGCCTTGCGGCCTCCGCCGCAAGCGGAAAACTCTCCGC